TATTAAAGGTAATCCTCAATACGCGGAAGAAGCTGATTATATTCAACGCTTATTAAAAGCAAGACAAGCTTCTAAACAATCAGATATTAGATAATGGAACAGAATCCTTTCTTACAGGATACTACATCATCTACAGAAGCTAATCCGTTTTTAGATACACCTAAAGCTTCTAGAGATACATCTACTAATCCTGGCAATATTAAAGTCTCACCTTACTCTGCATCTCTTGGTGCTCAAGGAGATAAGGGTAGTATTGCTACGTTCAAATCTTATGACGAAGGTCGTACAGCTTTAGATAAACTTCTTACTGAAGGTAAACAATATAAAGACAAATCAGTAGCTGACTGGATTGGTATCTATGCTCCTGCATCAGATAATAATAACCCAGCTGCTTATAGAAAAGCCCTAGAACAAAAGGGTGTACCTATCAATAAGATCTATAGTCAAATGTCTCCAGCAGAAAAAGAAGTTACTCTTAACTCTCTTGAAGAATATGAAAAGGGTAAGAAGGTTAATCCTTTTTTAAGAGATTCTACTCCTGCTAAAGATGTTAATCCATTCTTAGATGTTCAAGATGAAGATGTAAATCCATTCCTAGATACTAAACCAACTGCAGCTCCTAAAGGTCCTCAACGAGTTCCTGGTGCTGTAGAAACATTTGGTGAACATGCTATATTTGGTATTCCAGTATCAGCAGCTGCTTATGCTGGTATGACTGGTGGTGTAGCTGTAGGTGAAGAAGTAGGCTTAGCATTAGCTCCTATTACTATGGGTACAAGTACTGTACTAGGTCCTATAATAGGTGGTGCATTAGGTATGTTTGGTTCTGGTTATGCAGCAGATAAACTAGCTAGAGCTGTTAGCCCACAAGCACTTAATAACATTATGGATGCAGGTGCTAGAGCACATCCTTATGCTGCTTTATCAGGTGATATAGCTTCATACATTCCTGTAGGTGGTATTGGTCTACCTAAGACTATTGTTACTGAAGCTGGTAAGACTATATCAGTAGGTAAACAAGTAGCTATACTTACTACTGGTGGTGCTGGGTTTGAAGCAGCACGTGAGAAGGTTATGGGTGAAGAGCTTGATCCAGTTAAGATTGGTATCAATGCGTTAGCTATGCCTTTAATGGCTGGTGAACCTACTAAGTTAGGTAAAGCTGTTACCTTTGAAAAGCTACGTAGTACAGAATCAACAGAGCTTCTTTCTGACTTACAAAAGAAGATAGCTAATACTACATATGAGGATAGATATAATCATCACCTTAATGAACAAAAGAACATGGAGTCTTTTGAGGATTACAAACGTAAGCAAACACTTCAAGGTGATCTATTTGATGATCCATCACTTAAGAAAACAGAAGCTCAACTTAAAGATGAATACAATCTTAATATAAGAAACAGAGCTGAAGAACAACTCTTTGCTGAGAACCCTGAACTTAATAGACCTGATGTAGGTGTTCCTAAGCTACCTAAAGATAAGACTGATATGGAAGGAATGCGTAATTACTTCTATAATCTTATGGGTGCTGAAACTCAAGATAAGATCATAGCAGATCATATTATTAAGTTTGCTACTAAAGATAATCTTAGTATGGAAAGCCGTAACAATATTCGTAAGCATATTGAAACAGGATCTCCTATCTCTGATGCAGAGAAGGCAGCATTAACTAAATACTATGGCGAGTCCCAAAGGGCTCTTAGATCTAACCTTAGATACTTAATGGATAAAGGTATCATACCTAAAGAAGAATTGAGTGATAACTTCTTTGCTCGTATGTTTAGTCCATTAGATCAAAAGACATTAGAGAACTTAAGAGCTCAAGGTATTATAGAAGATGAACCTAGCCTATGGAGTCAAATGCGTGAGAAGTTAGTAGGTCGTGATTTCGGTGCACAAGACGTTCAAGGTATTAAAGGAGCTGGTAAACAACGTGCTATCTTTGAATTAGAAAGAACTAGTGGCAAACGTTCTATTATTCAAGTTGGTAAAGATGGTAAAGTATGGGAATGGACTAATGGTAAAGCTAGACCTTTACATCCTGACGTTACTAAACTAACAGAAGATGGTACTCTTAAAGCTGGTGATAAAACTTTAGGTGGTGTTGTTAAACAAGGTTCAATGGAAGATATTGAAGCTCATACTCCTTATAGATATAATAAAGATTCATTAGCAGTACTATTAAGTAAGTTAAATGAATCAAGAGCTATGGTACGTGGTCATCAAGCTATTGAGAATCTTAAAGCATCTGACTTCTTTAAACAAAGTTCTCATGAAGTTAAAGGTGGAGTACCAATGCCAGAGGGCTATGTACAACCTAAACATCTTGAAAGACTTCCAGGATTATCTGGCTATGCTTTCCCTGCTAGAACAGCATGGATCATTGAAGATTTTGCTAGACAACGTAACCCTAATATCTTAACAGAGATGTCAGGTATGTTAGTTAAGAACATGATGCTTAACCCATTACCACATATTTTTAATGAAGCGTTACACTTATATAATGCTCGTGGTTTAACTGGATGGGTAACCCCAGCAGGTATATCAAGATTTGCTAAAGGCTTCCCTGATGCTCTTAGAAGTGTTATTACTCAAGATGAATTTTATAGAGACACAGCTAAATACAATGGTTCTTTATTAGCACCAGCTACAAGAGTTAGTGCATTAGAACAAGCTCTTGGTACTAAAGCTCTTAATGAGTTTGCTGAAGGTGGTGGTCTAAAAGAGATGGCTAGATACTTTGGTAGATCAGTACTTGATATGTATGATGGTATATCTAAAGCTTCTAACAAAGCTATGTGGGTAATCCGTGATACTATGTACATGCAATATGTTAAAGAGTTAATGGAACATAAAAACTTGTCTCATGAAATGGCAATCAAAGAAGCTGAACGTCATCTACCTAACTATCGTTTACCTGAAACAATTGGTGAAGGAGTGCTAGGTGCTAAGACTGGTCGTATTTTATCAGAAACATTACAAAATCCTAATGTATCTGTATTCAGTAGATACCACTATGGTATGCTTAAGTCTATTATGGAAACAATGAAAGACATTGGAGCTGTTCGTAAGGGTGCTGAAGGTATGGCAGAGTTTAAAGAAGGTGTAGATACTATGGCAGCAATTGTTGTAGCTACAGCAGCACTATACCCATTGATGGATATGGTAGCTCAAAGCTTAACAGGTAACCCAGATGCTAAACAACGTAGAGCAGGTCCTTACCATTTAGGTCATGCCATATCAGAAGTAGCTGATGGTACTAAAGACCCACAAGCAGTTCTAAGTGCTATCTTTACATTTAACCCAGCATTATTAGGTTTAGTTCAATTAGGTCTTGATCGTAACTTATATAATGGTCAACATATCTATAACCCTGAAAGTGCTCCAGATGTAATAGCACGTGATGTAGGTAAATATGTATTTGGTCAGTTACCACAAGCAGGTCAAGTAATGAGAGCCGCAGCTGAACCTGGTGGTGAAGGCTTTAATACTATGGCAGCTCGTCAAGCTGATATTGAATCACCAAGTCATGTTAAAGCTCTTAAACAGAAGATGATGATTAATAAACTTAAACTACAAGCTAAACTATACGATATGAAACGAAGGGCAGGACTTAAATGAAAGTACTATTACTAGACCCTATGGGAGCCTTTACTGACTTTGCTTTAAGACTTATTGATGCAGGTCATGAAGTTAAACAATGGCAAAAGAGAGCTTTAGATGGTTCTCAATCTATGATAGGTAAAGGTATAGTACCTAGAGTACTTAACTGGGAAGCTTTCATGGATTGGGCTGATATTACTATTCTATCTGACAATGCTTATCAAATGCAGTTCCTTGAAAAGTATCATAAGAAGGGTTACCCTATTATTGGTTCATGTTTAGACACATCATATCTAGAACTACGTCGTGGCTTTGGTCAAGACATTATGGAAAGAGCAGGTTTAAATGTTATACCAGGTGAAGAGTTTACTAATTATAATGACGCTATTGCTTACGTTAAAGCTAACCCTAAACGTTATGTATCTAAACCGTCAGGCGATGCTGACAAAGCGTTAAGCTATGTATCTAAGAATCCAGCTGATATGTTATTCATGTTGGAAAGATGGAAGTCAATGGGTAAGTCTAAGATGCCTTTTATCATGCAAGAATTTGTTCCTGGTATTGAAGTAGCTGTAGGGGCATGGATGGGTAAAGATGGTTTCAGTAAACTACGTTGTGAGAACTTTGAGTTTAAGAAACTAATGCCTAGTAACTTTGGTGTTAATACAGGTGAAATGGGTACTGTATTAAAGTATACAGAGAAGTCTAATCTATTTGATGAGACACTTGGTAAGCTAGAAGAGTATCTTAAATTCCAGAACTATAAAGGTTATGTAGACCTTGCATTCATTATTGATGAGAAAGGCTCACCAAGACCTCTAGAATGGACTACAAGACCTGGATGGCCTCTATTTAATATCCAAGCAGCTTTACATAAAGGAGATCCGTTACAATGGATGTGCGATCTTATTGAAGGTAAAGACTCATTAAAAGCTTCTAAAGATATTGCTGTAGGTCATGTTATAGCTATACCTGACTTTCCATTTACTAAATCAACTGGTCGTGATCCTAAAGGATTCCCTATTTATAACTTAGATGCTGTATGGGATGACGTTCACCTATGTGAGGTTATGTTAGGTAAAGGTCCTATATATGAAGATGGTAAGTTTAAAGAAGAAGATATGTTTGTAACTGCTGGAGACTATGCATTAGTAACTTCTGGTACTGGTTCTACTATTAAAGAAGCTGCTAAGAAGTCTATGGAAGTAGTTAAACAGATTGAGATCCCTAGTGCTATGATTGTACGTGATGACATAGGTGAAAGACTTAAAAATGAATTACCTAAGCTACAAAAGCTAGGATATTGTACAGACTTTAAATACGAATAATGGCAACGAATATACCTCCAATTCCTAATAACCCAATCACTGACGTGTTTGTATGGCGTGATTGGTTTTATAAAGTATCACAAGCTTTAATTGCCCAAGCTTCTACTAACTTTGTTGATTTAAACTTTACTGGTTCTAATCTACAAAGTATTGAAACAAGACAACATAACTCTTTACAATCTATTCAAGGTGGACAAGGTGGTCAGTATTACCATTTAAATCAATCTCAATATAATACTATTGCAGCATTACCTTCTTTTGGTACTATGGCAACTCAAAATGCTAATAATGTAAATATAACGGGTGGTAGTATTACTGGTATTACATTTCCTTATACATCTATTACTGGATTAGCTACTGTAGCTCATACAGGAGCTTATAGTGATCTTACTGGTACTCCAACAGGACTTAGTGTTACTATAACAACAGCTAAGTTAACTACTGGTGGTACTAATGGTAGTATGACATTTACTAATGGTATATTAACAGCACAAACACAGGCAACTTAATGGATATAAAAATTAGACGATTTGAATTTGGTAATAACTATACTATAGGTAAACTATATATAGATGATGTTTATCATTGTTTTACTTTAGAAGATAAAGTAAGAGAACCAGGAGTAAAAGTAGATGGACAAACAGCTATTCCTTATGGCACTTATCCTGTCATTATTGATCACAGCACCCATTTTAATAGGGATTTACCTCACGTCTTAAACGTACCAGGGTTTGAAGGTATACGTATCCACACTGGTAATACTGATGCTGATACAGAAGGTTGTATATTGGTAGGTACTACTTGGGCGGGTAAAGACTTTGTAGGTAACTCTAAGTTTGCTTTTGACCCTTTATTTGAGAAGTTAACAGCAGCTAAAGGTGCTACCTTAACTATATATCATTTATAAAAAGAAGGGGGCATTGCACCCCCTTATATAGACTACGCTGATGCTATGGCGGGCGTTGGCGTACCTTTGATGTATGCTAGAACATCATCAAAGCTCGTAAAGACATTAATAGTTGTCTCAGGACGTTGTTCACCGAACACGTTCTTTTGTGTATTGACAACATAGCCATTGTCTACTTTATTAATAACCACTGAATTATAATTCATACTTTCTCCTTTTCTCGTTTATAAACTAATTACTACTCTTACAATGAATAGTTCAATTGTCAGATAGGTTTTGTTTTCACCATCTTCAAATATATCTGACGGATTGACTAATTCAAATCCTAGACCAACCCCGCATATGGGGTGAAATGTTATATGCATATTAGATCTCACAACTTCCGCCAACACACGCAAGGGTTTGGCTTCCTTCAGTATTGTCATCTTTCTCTAATAATTCTTGCCAGTTAACTTCACCAGGCATCTTAGATGCTAACTCTTTATACTGTACTTCATCAATCTCCTCATAAGGAGCTTGTTGATAAGTATGATTAGAATGAGGTAAGAAGCTAATACCACTTACTTCATCAAAGTATTTCCATACCCATGCACCTACTTCAGGCCATTCATTATCAGTTACTGTAATAGTAACAGATGGTTTATGTTCACACCAGTGTCTTTGATATATTAACCATAGATTTAATTGCTCTAAGGCAGTCATATCGTTTCTAGTAATAGCATTCTTAGGGGCTTTTACAGGAAATGAGAATACAGCTGTAGAATCAGGACGGAATACTTCGTCTTCAACTGGGAAACCTTTCTCTTTAAGGAACGTGTAAACAGGATCCTTTTTATCAATTCGTACCCTTCTAATATAGTAAGCACTGTGGCGAGCGTGAATCCCGCTAGCAGAGTCAACCAACTGGCTGACTGTTCCAGATGGCTTAACACAAGTGATAGAAGCACTAGGAGGTATGCCAAGGACCTCAGAAAGTTCTGTGTTTGTTTTTCTCGCTGCATCTCTTAACCTTTCTAACATATCTGGATCAGGTTTACTTGTTACTTTACAATCCATGATACCTGTTAATGAAACTCCTAATAATCTTTCTTCTTCAGTGTTCTTTTTCCATTCTTCACTTAGAAATTGGAAGCTGGTGAGAGTGGACTGAATTGTACCGAGTATTGTAGCGAGGGACACCTTATTAGCCAAGGTAGATTCGGTATCGTTCCCCCGTACAACCACTTCCGTAAGATTGCAGAACTGTTTATCACGGAGGATAATCTCTGAGCATGGATTGGTGCCATAGCTGAGAAGCGGATCTCGTCTCCCCCATTTTCCTGCTTGAGCCTGAGAAGCAACACGATTAAAGATTCCTCGTTCACCTGATTTGGACTTAACCAAAGCGAGCCATTCTTCCATGAAAGTTTCAGAATCGGGTCTTTCGGTGTAGGCCACACTGTTGTTGGCAAGTCCTCGGTAAGGGTGATCGTTATACCAGGCTCCTGATTTTGCATCTCGCATCCTTTTATCTGTTAAGTTACTCAAAGAGATTAGAGCAGAGCGTCTTACACCACCTACTACTACAATCTCACCAATCATACACATAATATCGTGTACTTCTAAAGAATTAAGTTTTCTCGAAGCAGCTTGCTTGAATAATTCGAGTGTGAAGTTAAACAACTTTCGCAATGGATCTGGACCCGAAGCTCTTCCACCGAATGTTTTAAGTCTGGACCCGGCCGGTCTAATTTTACTATAGTCAATCTTTGGGATGTCTCCTTCCCACAATGATGACAGAAGCTTTTTAAAGGCCTTGGCCCATCCGAGTTTGGAATCTGCAACGACAATAACATCATCTACCTCCCTAAATTTATCAGGTAATGTAGGTAGTTTATTAATCTCTTGACGTTCACATGAGAATCCTACACCAGTACCATTCATTAAAATGTATAGAGCTTCACTAAAAGCTCGTTTGTTGTTAATAGCTAAATAAGAACAATTGTAAGCAGAAATGTTATCTCGTTCACATGCTTCACCTGCAGTCATTAGAAGACGCATACTAGGCATTACTTCTAGGTTAAGAATAGCATTATGTAACTCAATTAACTTATCCTTATAAACAGGATCTGTAGTTAACTCAGGTACTTTAGACTGTACATAAACCATTAACCTTGCTACTGTTTCTTCCCATGACTCTCGTCTACCTTGTTCTTCTAAGTAACGAGCATATCTACTTTTATGGATAAAGCGTCCATAATCACTAAGTTTATCAGCCATCTATTTCTTTCTCTAGTTTATCGAATTTGTCTTCGATTAGATCTTCAAACCTTTCAACAAGGTCATAAGAAGTAATCCCCAGTATATCTAAAAGAGTGATCTCATCAATCTGTTCTGCTAACTTCTCTTTTAGCTCTTCTAATGTTAAAGGCATGTTATGTCTTCAATTCTTTCAATAGTTCTACATAGTGAATGACTTTATCAAGGTCTTCTACACCACCTTTATCACGCCATCTACATATGTATTTAATGATGTTACCTTCAATATAAGGGATATCATTTTTAGTTATAAATTCAACAGGTTGTATTACAAACTTCTTGTAATGTGTACCTGCTACTTGTTTTTCTATAGCTTTCTTTAGTTCTGGAAATTGTGTTTTAGTCATACTATTATTATACCATCCTTTTTATACATTGACAAGTTTTGTTGAACCTTTAGGTTTAAGATTTTTATTATCCCTAAACCAATTACCACAGGCTCTACATTGATAACGTTGATATTTACCTGCTGCAGTCATATTATAACCACGACGTTGGAAATTAGTAGAAGAGCATGTAGGACAACATAAATCAGTACCTTCAACTAAGTTACGGTTAAGATGGTTTTTGATCCAAGGCTTAAAGCGTTCATAAACCTTTTCTAAAAGGATAACATCGTTCTTGTTATACTCTTCCATAGTCTTCCAAGCTTTAGGAATACCTGCCATACATTGTACCCATAACTCATGACCACTATGTTCTGTTTTCTTACCTAAACCTAATGATTGTGCTACATAGTCTAGCTTGTTTGATACAAATCTAAATCTACCTCTAGCTACAGTTAATAAGTCAATTTCTTTAAATGGTGCTGGAGGAAACATACCATGCAATAAGAACTCTTTGTTAAGTGATGGAATGTCAAAACGTTTACCATTGTAATGGACTACAGCATCTGCTTCGTCAAGTAGAGCATGGATGCCTTGTAGCATCTTTTTATCACCGGATTTCTTGAAAGAGTCAAACATTAGTTTCTTATCACCTAGCCATTTAGCTGCATAGCACATAACATAAGATGACTCTTGTAACTGATTGATACCAATGTTTTGGTCCCAGATACCCCACACGTGGGCTACATTAGGAGCCATTTCAATATCTAATAGTAATATTTTACTCATTTACGATCCTCGCTTTGTTCAACATGAATAACTCTTAAGTCATTAGCACTAATACCAGGTAATCCTTGTATAAAATCGTGCATAGCTTTGTCTTTGGCAATAGTTTCATTAGGGCATTTGACACGTAATTCTTTTTCGTATCGAATCTTGACCCAGTAAAATGATGATAGTAGTTTACCCATAATTATAGTCTCGCAGTAATTAACATTGATGCAACAAGAAAGATGATTAGCATCATAAGTAATTAGTCCTTTCATCAAGCATATAATCAGCAATGTTATAAGCTAAAAAAGCAAGATGAGCATTAGTTGCTTTATCTAAATCTAATCTTTTAATTAAACCATTCATAGCTTCTAATGCAAAGTAGTCTCTAAGGTTCATACCTGTCCAGATTTGTTTCTTATTATCTTGACAAGGGAATGCAGGTGAGTTACCTTTACTCAATTTACTTGCCCTCCATCTTCTTTAAATAGATCTAGTTCTTGTTCAGCCATATCAGTAGCTACATCTAAGATACCTCTACGTACTAACTCTTTGATAGAGAAATCCATAAGGAATGAAGCTTCATTAGCATCAACATGGAAGTCAAAGTCTAAAGACCCATCTTTATTTTGTACACAGTTTGTTATAATCATTTAACCAATCCTTTCTAAAGTCTAGCCATAAGAACCCATTATCTTCAGCCCATTTGGCATAGGTTGTTTTACTACGTTTGTTAATCTTATTATCTGGATTCATAAATAAGAAGACTACGGTTACTTCAGGATTGGATTCTCTAAACCATACCATCTTCTGTCTTGTATCTAAATCCAATTTACCTTTAGCCTCTAAGTATAACTTACGTTTACCAGTCTTGAAATCAGGAATATATGTTCGTTCCTTTTCAGGTTGGATGTACTTATACTTATCAGGTTCGTACTTAACTGAGGGATACTGCTTCTTCAGTTGAGCCCACACTTGTTCCTCCAGCTTGCTTTTGAACGAGGGCATTAAATATATCCTTCCAATCTTCGTTAGGTTTACGTCTTATCCAAAGGACTCGACCATTCATTAATAACTCTTCATCATTACTATAAGCTTCACGTACAGCATTAAAGAACTGTTGTTCAGTATAACAATTCTCTAAGATACGTTCTGCTTTCTTGACCCCAATTCCAGGGATACCTTTAATGTTATCAGCACGGTCTCCTACTAAACATTGCATATAAAAATGAATCATAGCATTGTAATGATCTACTTCAATGAACTCATCTTTAACAAAGTTATAATGCATTCCAGGAATCATTAATAAGTCTTTATCAATAGAGCAAATGATTGTATCAGTAGTCTGAGCAATACCTAAAGCATCGTCAGCCTCTTGACCATCAATCACTTCAGCATTAAAGTTAGCGATAAGATACTGCCTAATCTTTTCTAACCAGAAAGGTTTCTCTTTAGGTCTATGAGCTTTATATTCAGGATAAATAGTATACCTATAGTTATCCTTACCAGTTAGATAAAGATGATACTCAGTAGCTTCGGTATTAACTAGAATGTGATCTATTAGATCTTCTGTTCTAGCATACGCATAGTCTGCAGCATCATCTTCACCTAGCGTACAGGCAACCCTATACGCTACTATGTCAGCATCAATAAGTGCTTTCATTATACTGGAATGTCGTCCTCATCATTAATCTCAGGAGCAACATCTTTAGCTAATACATAAGCTTCAAACTTCTTAGCAATGTTAATAACATTGTCTACTGTTGTAGGCTCTGTAGAAGTTGCAGCTACTAATTCAACCGCAGAGGAAATACTGCTCTGACGAATGATATAGATTTGCCTGGCGGCACGTTCTTCTTTAGTCTCATAGTTACTACCAGTTACTCGACCACCACCAGTTGCAGCAGGTTTAGCTTGTGTAGATTCAGTCACTTCGTTATCTCCTCCAATACCAGTCCACTGCCAATAACCAGCAGCATCTTTAGTTGTAGTTACATTAATAACAGCACCCTTAGCTAAACCTTTAATGTGATTGAACACACTTGGATTACTAAAAGACATTAACTTTTTGTTAGCTACTTGACCATTCTCAGCCTTATACGTTACTTCAATTGATTGGTATGATCTACCATTCTTAGCAGCGTGTGTATTAGGTTGACCTACATCTATAATATTAATTAACATTTACTATCTCCATGTTACCCCAGTTAGGTCCTATCTGACACTCGACCCTCATGGGAAGGTTAAAGTTTGTTCCAAACAGTTTCTTAAAGTTAGTCGGAACATCTGTAAAACATTTATCAACTAAACTAACTATACTATTATTATCGCATACTTTATTATCATAGTCAAGTATAATCGAATCATGAACAGTGTTAACTAGTTTAATACCCTTCATATCTTTTATCCTATTAGATAAAGATACTCTTGCTATTGCCATTAAGTCAGCCCCAAGACCTTGAACAGGGTAGTTCAATATCTTAGTACGAGGCCACTTAACTCTTCCATACTTTACTTCAGGTTCATACTTGTATATCCTTCCTGTAGGCATAGTTAGTTGGCGATCCCGCATTGCCGTGTCGACAACTTGCTTATGCCATTTAGCGAGTCCATTATACTTCTTATAGAACTCATCTATGATTCCTTGCCAAAAGGATTCACTAGTAGAAACGCTAGTAAAATTAACATCATGAGCGTAAGAGTAAGCAGATCCTCCATAGATAAGTCGAAAGACAAAAGTCTTAGCAATAAGCCTAGAAGGAAGCCCAAAGCGAAGTTGGTTATCGCTGTGCTGGTCTGTCCCATCCCATATCTCCTTTATAGCCGTTTCATCTTGAGATAGGTAAGTAGCACAGACCCACTCTAATGCTTTAGCGTCAGCTTGCAGTAGCATACCTACTCCCAAATAATTGTTTAATCTCTCCATCAAAGTTCTGTAAGTTAGGCTTGGTTGATGATAACCTTCCTGTTTTAGCAACACATTGATTGAGAATACCATGTAGCTTACCGTGAGGCCAGTTCATCTTAGTTCGTAGTTCAACTAGACCTTGATAGTAAGCTGTTAATCTTTTAACTAATACTGCTCGTGTTAAGATAAGTTCAATAAGTTCTTTACCATATTTAGTTCTAGGTTTAAGAGACTTAAGAGTTTGGTCGTCAATAGAATAGTAACCTTCTTTCTCAAGTTCAGATCCTTTAAGTGGTGTGATAAGTCTATCAAACTTTATTTCATGTTCAAACCATCTTTCTTTTTCTTGGCCCGCTCTTGCGCCCGTCTTGAACACTCCGACGACTTGCTTACGACGCACAGTAACCACTCCGCCATAGAGAAGAGTAGATACATGCTCTGTACTAGAGGGATTAAACTCAGGCAGATTATGGTATTCAAACAAGAGATCATCAAGCTTCTTAACTTGTTTTTCCATTTCTTTACCGAGTCTATTACATTCCTCTTCGTCAAATATAATGCCATTGTATTCCATCTCCTCTAAGACTAGTAGATCTTGATTGTGTAAACTAATAAGTCGTTGTGTTGTTTTTGCTAATCCCGCAAACTCTTCCATCTGTTTATCATATACTTGTTGCGTCAAACGCAAATCTTGTATTAGATATTCCTCAAGAACATCTCTAGGGATTGCCGGGGTATCCACACCGTTGCTCCAATACTCACTAGCAACAACATCAAGCTTACTACCCAAATCATAATAGTTAGAAACACCATCGAGACTTGGATAGGGATTTTGTTGGCCCGTAAGTATGAAATGAACCAACTGACAATCCCAAACACGCTTACCCACAATATTGATTCCATATTTTCTTATCCAGTGCAAGTCAAACTTAAGGTTAAAGCCAACAATAATATCGTGACTGTCAATGATTCTTTGTATAGAGTCAAGTCTGTCGCGGTTAGGACTTCCGCTATAATCAATATCATATAGAAGATGCCCGTCAGTATTATAGAGTCCAACATAACAAAGTTTATTCCTTTCATCAAATGGATTACCCTTACTGCTTATTGTTGTTTCAACATCTAAGATTAAGCTGCGCATTCCCCACCTGTATCCCCGTATAATTTAAGTAGTCCTTCTTCTATTGTATCATTAGGATCACCTAAAGTCAAGAGGTCCTCTGCATCATTGTCAGAGATGTGTGGGTTAATTGCTAATACATCTAATACACTTGCTTCTGCTATCTTCATACGTTCTCCTTAAAATAAACATTCATCTAATTTACTTAAATCAATCTTAGGTTCTTTGTACCTAACAGTTCCTGTAGCAGGATAGTCAAACCATCTTATGATTGTACCATCCCAATCTAACAAGATCCATCTAGTCCATTTAGATATCTTCATACCTTGCAACCTCAGGTTTAATTAACACTTGTGTAGATCCATGACGTAAGTCAGGACTAGTATCTGTATCACCTATAAGTTTATTCTTACTAATGTTAAAGTATCTAGTACGACTTGTATTGTCTTGTTCTTTCCCGATGCCGAGGATCCAATCGGCCTCGCCCTGCTTGGCCGTTTTGGAGCCATCAACCATATCCATAGTTAGAAATAGTTTGCCTTCCGCTTCACCACTGGCCTGAGATACCGCAATGACTGGGGCGTAGGTTTTAGCAATCTCACGAGCCCATTGATAAATCGCTTTAAGTTCAAGATCATTTCTTTCTCCTTTGAATCCACGTACCTTATCTATCTGATCGAAGATAATTAACGCAGGGTTATAATGTTTAAGTACTGATTCTATTCTAGACTTGCTACTTGAATCTTCGAAGTCAAGGATGACGATCCTATTACCTGTAAGTCTTTCGTAACGTTCTTGTTTTGTTTGAGGATCGTTAAAGAGTTCTCCTGTATTAAGTCCGAGTGCAGCTTGGAACACCCGTATTCCGACTTTATTACCTTGCTCTTCATTGTTAAACCACAACACATGGCCGTCAGTTTGGCTGACCATATGAGTAATTTCACTCGCCAAGAACGTAGTCTTCCCCGTTTCGGGACGAGCAAAGATAAACCCGAAGTCACCTTTTCTAAGAGAGCCAAGACTTTTATTAAGCCAGTTAAGACGCCAGCGTAGACCTGGTGTTTGAATTTGTGTTTCATATAGCTCCTTTAAGTTCATATTGATTGGAGTAATCTCATCAGATTCAACCTCTTGATGTTCAAAGTCATTGAAC